CATCATATTGGTCAGAAATAACATTAGCAACTAAAGAAAAAACAGTTGCGAGTCAAAAATATGTAGATGATATTGCTAATCCGGTTGTAACAACAAGTTCAACATCAACATATACTATTGCTTCACTTGTTGGAAACCAAACATACAAATTAAGTGAAATAACAAGTTTAACTATTACTGATTCTACAACATTTGATAAAGAAAGCATAATATATTTTGAAAGCGGTAGCACAGGAACGAGCATAAGTATTCCAGATAGTTTAACAAATTTAGGCGATGTTCCAACATTAACAACTGCTTCAAATGTAAGCACAGGAACTTGTGATACAAACAAGAATTATATAATAGCAATTTTAAATAATATAGCAGTATGGAAAAAGTATTAGGAGGTTATTATGAGTGTATTTAGAAATATACTAATGGAAATGGGCAATCAACCGTCTCCAACCCCTTATACACCAGTAAAATATCTTCAAAGTAGTGGAACTCAATGGATAAATACAGGAATTAAAGCAAGTTCAAATATAACAGCGGATATAGATTTTGAAATGTACCAATATGTAACAGGATGGAATTGCTTAATAGGTGGTGGTAATGGTCCATATTCTTATATTTTTACAAATGGAGTAACAAATAATGGTTCAATAACGGGTGGATGGATGACAAGAGGTCCGTCAACAAACACAAATAACTTTACTGGTAATAATATTATGGAATTAAATGTAAGGACTAATATTCAATGTTTAAAGAATAGTTGCGTTTATACAAATACAAATGGAACAACAACATTTAGTGTATCAGAACCAGAAGACTTTGTTGCAGATTATAATATGTATTTATTTGCACAACTTAAAAGCACTTGGGTTGACGATAAAGCAAAATTAAGGATTTATTATTGCAAGATATATGATAATTCTGTATTGGTTCGCGATTTTATACCGGTATTAGATGAAAATGATGTTCCGTGTATGTATGATAAAGTAAGTGGTCAATATTTCTATAATGCCGGAACAGGAACATTTAGTTATGAAGAATAAGAGATTTTAAATAATCTCTTTTTTTATGATATAATTAATTAGGTGATACTATGTTAAGTGATGAAGCAATGAGTGTATTAAGCGATAGATTAGTTAGAAGATATGAAAATCTTAATACATATATAATTAAACAAATAGGAGAGACTTTAAAACAAATAGGCAAATTAACACCAACACAAGCAATGCAATTAGAAGCAATGCTTAAATATGGTGGTTCATTTGATAAGATAACAAAAGAAATATCTAAAATAACAAAATTAAGTATAAAAGATATATATGAAATATATGAAAAAATGGCAATAGAAAATCAACGATTTGCAAGTACGTTTTATAAATATCGTGAAATGGATATGATACCATATAAATATAATGAACCATTAAAAAGAGAAGTACAAGCACTTGCTAAAATAACAGCAGATACATTTATAAATATTTCTGGTACTGAAATGTTAGGATATGGCTTTGTAGATGATAAAACTGGTAAAATAACATATAAAGGTTTAAAACAAGCATATTATGATATTATAGATGAAGGAATATTAGCAGTAAGTCAAGGAAAAGATACATTTGATAACAGAGTTAGCAAAATAATGAAAGATATAGGTGAAAGTGGTTTAAAAGTAATATACCCCACTACTTATCAAACAAGAGATAAAAAAACTGGTAAAATAATAACAAAACATTATGCAAGAAGATTAGATAGTGTAATAAGTACAACAATGCAAACAGGTATTAGAGATATTAATAACGAATTACAAGAATTATTTGGTGATGAATATGGAGCAAATATGATAGAAGTAAAACATCATGGAAACCCAGCACCAGACCATGAAGATACAGTTGATGGAAAACAATTTGCAAGAATAGATATAATAAAAGAACAAATAGCAAATGGGACAGAAAAGCAAATTAAATTAAGTGATATAGATGGAAATAGAGTTAAAGTAGATGGCAAATGGTATTATGATTATGATTATATTAATGATTCTTTAACAAGACCAGTTGGAACTTTAAATTGTAAACACAGAATAAGAACAGGAATATTAGGTTTAACTAAACCAGAATATACAGAAGAACAATTAGAAAAAGCACATCAAAAAAATAAAGATGGATTTGAATATAATGGCAAACAATATAGTTTATATGAAGGTGAACAACTAATGAGAAACATAGAATTAGAGCTAAGAAAAGCAAAAGATATACAGATAGGTGCTAAAGCAAGTGGAAATGAAGAATTGTTATATAAAAGTCAAACAAGAATCAATATGCTAACAGATAAATATGCAAAATTATTAAAAGCAAGTAAATTGCCAAGTCAAATAGAAAGAGCAAAAACAATTGGTTATCATAGAGTAAGTGTAAAAAATATATAAAATAATTAAATATATATTGATTTATTCTCTAAAGTATATTATATTTAAAATGTAATATAGAGAGGAGATAGAGTATAAGCAAAAAATAGTATTTATATTTACTAGCAATTTATTATTAGAAAGGAAATATTAAAATGAAATTGTTAACAAATAAGCAATTTCAGGGGGTAATTGATGAGGTTGAAGAACCATTAAAGAAAGAAATAGAAGTATTAAAGGATAAAATATTTAATGAAGAATATTTTTATTTAAAAAAAGCTAACAAATTAGAAAAACAAGTTAAAGAATACCAAAGTATTATATTAACTGAAGAAAGATTTATTGTAGAATTAAACAAAAAAATTAATAAATTAAAAGAAGAAAAAAAGTTATTATATGGTGCAAAAGGTGGACTAACAAAATATATTCATAGATTAGAAAAAGAACTTGCAGAAGCAAATGAAAAGCTAAGTCAAAGATATATATTAAAAGAATTAGCACCACAAAAAGCAAAAAATATGCAAGTAATGAAAACAAAAAATTGTTCAAAAACAAGTAATATAATAAAAAAGGTGGCAGATAATAATGAATAATGATAAAGAAGGATATATAGTTATTATTGTTTTAGCACTTATAATATTGATATTAGTATGTATTCTTATAAATGGAATAAAAAACAAAGTAAAATATGAATATTTTAAAGATGGACAATTTGGAATTAGTACAAAATGTTATGTTAATGATAGAGAACAGTGTATGTGTTTAATAGATAACCAATTTCAATATGTAGATAGTTATTATAAGAAGTAAATTTGCTAATATAATTAAATTATGTTATAATTTGTATGTTAAAAAGGGTGTCTCGAAAGGGATAATAATATGCAAAATATAATAGTTGCCATTATTAGTGGTTTATGTGTAGCAATACCTTCAATTATTGCAACAGTATCAAGTAATAAAAAGAACAATGATTTAGTTATATACAGAATAAATGAATTAGATAAAAAAGTACATGAACATAACAATCTAATTGACAGGATGTATCGTGTAGAAAGTAAAATTGCTTTAATAGAAGACAATGTAAATGAATTAAAAGGTGCTAAATAGCACTTTTTTATTTACAAATATAAATAATTAATATATAATACACCACAACTAAGGGGGTATTAGGTGAAAACAAGAGAATATTACTTTGATTACACTAAAGAAGCATATAATTATATAATGGCAAGTAAAATTTTAAGAAACAGAGACAAAAGCATATTAAAAGATTTGGTTGAAGGAAAAAAGACAAAAGAAATAGCTATTGATAATAATTGTTCATATAGAACTATATGTTCAAGAAGAAAAGAAATATTTGAAAAAACAGTTACTTTTATGTAATTGTTTTTATTTTTAACTATTTTTTCATAACTTTTCATAAGATTTCATAACTTTTCATATTATAAATATTTAATAAACACAAAATTTTAATATAATACTACTCACAAAAGCAAAAAATGGTAATATTTTGGTATTATCTAATAAAATAATTAGTATATTATTGGGGTAGTGATATATTATGAAGAAAGAATTAGCAATTAAACAAATATATGATGATTTTACAAGTAAAATTATATTAACAGATAATGAAATGGATATATTATTAAGATATATAAAGAATGACAGCATAATAAAAATAGCAAATGATACTAATCAAGGAACAACAACTGTATCAAGAGTCATAGCAGAATTAAAAAATAAATATAATAATTATAAACAATTAGAACTAGCAAAATTGGTATTATTACAAAAAAATAAATAATAATAAAGAGGTAAAATTTATCTCTTTTTTTATTGCATACTTAAATTGAAAGGAAGGATACCACTGAATAGAATTATTTAAAACATAATTTGAAAAGTAAACTGATAGGTATTCTTCTTTTCTTTTTATTTAGGAGGAATATTATGTATAACAACCCATATAATTATCCAACAATATATAGTCAACAAAATATAAACGATAGGATAGATAATCAAATAACACAATTACAACAAATGAAAGAACAATTAAAAAATAATCAACCAACAAATATTAATCAAACATTTCAATTAGCACCAACTAACAATGGAAAAATAAAATATGTTGGAACTATTGATGATGTAAACAAAGAGCAAGTAACAGAAGAAAGTGCATTTTTTAGTAAAGACTTATCTGTTGTATGGATAAAAAGTCCTAGTGGAAATATAAGAATATTTGAAATGAAAGAAACAAAATTAAAAGATGAAAAAGACCTTTTAATAGATGCTTTAATGTTACAAATAGAAGAATTAAAGAAAGGAAATAATAATGCAAAATCAACTATTAATGATGATGATGAACCAGTTACAACAAAGAAATCCCCAAATGTTCAATACAATAAATCAATTAAAACAAAATAATGGGAATCCAATGGAATTGTTAAAACAAGTAACAAGTAAATATACGCCAGAGCAAATGAACAATTTATTTAATAAAGCACAACAATTTGGGATTCCAGCTAATGTTATTAATAATTTAAAAAATGATATTAACATTAAATAATGTTGATAAATATAAGAATAGAAAAGGAGGTGAATTATGAACGGAAATGGAATACAACCTACTGTTGAATTAGCTACTACTAATGGAAATGGTTATGCTTATCCAGTAATGCCTATGATGGGCGGATATGGTAATAGTGGCTTCGGTTATGGTGGCGACTGGATATGGATAATCTTACTATTTGCATTATTTGGTTGGGGTAATAATGGCAATGGTGGAGTATTTGGTGGTGGTTTTGATAACAACTATGCTTGGTTATCTAACGGACAAAAAGAAATTATGCAAAACACTAATAGCGGATTCAATGCTTTA